AACACCACTGCAAATAACAGTACAGCGGTAGGTTATCAAGCTGGGTATCAAACACTTGCTAACAATCAAACAGCAGTAGGATTCCAAGCACTTTATGGTGGGGTAGCACAGTCAGGTGTTAATAATGTTGGTATTGGTTATCAGGCTGGTTATGCTATAACTTCAGGGCAATTCAATACCTATGTTGGCACAATTGCTGGTAAATTCGGTACATCAGCTGATAGTAATGTAGCAATAGGTAATGCAGCTTTATATACCAATGTTAGTGGTAATTATAATATAGCTGTTGGTAGAAATGCACTCTACTCCAACACCACTGCAAATAACAACACTGCTGTAGGGTATCAAGCATTATTAGATAATACTACTGGATTACAAAACACAGCTATTGGTCGTGAAGCCCTAGCAAACAACACCACTGCAAATAACAGCGTAGCTGTAGGTTATCAAGCACTTTACTACAATACAACTGGTTCATTTAATGTGGCAGTAGGGGTTCAAGCTTTACAAGATGTAGATGGAGGGTACGATAATATAGGTGTTGGTGGTTATGCTGGAAGAAACATAACAACTGGCTATAATAATGTGGCTGTTGGTAGAAGTGCATTAGATGTATTAACTACTGGAGCGCAAAATACAGCCGTAGGTGCATATGCACTACAAGATGCTCAAACATCTTCTAACAATACAGCATTTGGATACAATGCTGCAGCAAATGTAACTAATGGTGCTGATAATACTGCTGCTGGAAGTGCTGCATTACAAACAAATACATTAGGTAGTTATAATACAGCATTAGGTCGTTCTGCCCTTTTCTCCAACACCACTGCAACTAACAACACAGCTGTTGGGTATCAAGCTTTATATGCAAACACAATAGGTATTTACAATGTAGCAATAGGTAATCAAGCCCTATACGCCAACACCACTGCACCTCAAAACACAGCAGTAGGAGAAGGTGCTTTAACAGCAAATACTACAGGGGCTTTAAATACTGGATTAGGAAATAGAACATTATATACCAATACTACAGGCATACATAATGCAGCTGTTGGTGCAAGCTCAATGAGACTAAATACAACTGGAAACTATAATACCGCTTTAGGATTTCAATCCCTCTACTCCAACACCACTGCATCTAACAATACCGCAGTGGGTTATAAAGCGTTGTTTGATAATACGGCTCTCGATAATTGTGCTGTAGGATTTGCTGCTGGGCAAAATAATACCTCAGGTACTGAAAATACATTTGTAGGACCTCGTGAAGCTGGTGTTGGATATGCTTGTGGTAATAGTAACACAACAGGAAGTTCATTAACATTTCTTGGTGCTGGAGCTGGTGCATTAAACACCACTGGTTCTTACAACGTTGGTCTAGGTCGCAGAGCTCTTTTTGGCAACACAACAGGAAACTACAACACAGCTATTGGGTGGGACGCTGGAAGCAGTATTACCACAGGAAACAATAATACTTGCTTAGGTAAAAATGCACAACCTTCCTCTGCTACAGTCTCTAACGAGATTACACTAGGTGATGCAAATGTTACAACACTTAGAGTTCCAGCACTTGGTTTTACAATAGATTCAGCAAAAAATCTTAGCACTGCAACAGGTTCTTTTTTATCTACCGATGCAAATTATAATGAAAATGCGGGTAGTAGTTATACAATAACATTACCATCTAGTTATGGTATATTTGAAGTCTCTATTTATGCGGCTAGAAATAGTTCTGGTGCTTATGGTACTCGTTATCAAGTATATCATTTTGCTGGTTTATCTGGATATCCTTACAGTAATTGGTCCTCTACATATAATCTAGTTTCAGATATTGCAAAAACTTTAACTAGCTCAGCTCCTAGTATTAGTATATCAACTGGAGTCAATGGAGCAATAACAGTAACGGTGAGTGGAACAGGAAATTTATATTCTTCATATAATGTTAGACAACTAGTTCATGGACCTAGTTTTTAATGATTAATATAGACACAATATAAGGATTAAGATGGATACAATATATGTATGGTCAGTTTTTCAAACTTATCCAAGTGATGGTGACAATATTGACACTTTTGATTGGAAATGTGAAAAAATAACAGAAGAAGGAAAAGTTGCCGAAACAACTGGAAACTGTAACCTTTCTACTTCTATAGCAAAAGATATTTTTATTACTTTTTCTAGGGATAAAATCTTAGATATATTATTTGAAAATATAGATAAAAATTTAATTGAATCACAAACTGTCTTAAAAGGAGAATAAACATGACAGACGATGTAGTATTAGATATACCAAGTACAGAAGAAAAAGCACAGCACTATAAAGCAATGGGTGACTCTGTGACTTTAATTCATGATGTGATCGCGGGTAACGCAATGACAGAAGAGACCGATGAAGAAAAGAAAGACTGCGTATCACGTAACGTAGAACATCTTAAAATTATGGTCGCAAAAGAATGGTGGGGCGATGAAGATATGCAACCATCAAACGAAGCAATCGCTGCTGGAGAAACATACACAGCTTAACTTAACTAAAAGGAAATTAAAAATGGCAAAAAATAAACAAGAAACCATTAAGACTCCAATAACGGTAGACGATGTTGAATACCATTATGAGGATATGACACAAGAACAGCAAACAATGGTTAACCATATTGCTGATTTAGATAAAAAAATAAACGGAACAAAGTTTAATTTAGACCAACTTATGGTTGGTAAAGATGCCTTTGTTAATCTATTAAAAGTATCTTTGGAAAATAAAGAAGAAGAAGTTAATTAGGTAGAAACAGTATGAATCCCCATGAAGAATTAGTTGCTCACGAAAAACTCTGTGCAGAAAGATATGACACAATACATCATAGATTAAATCGCATTGAAGCAATGCTTAACAAATTAATCTGGGGAATCATGGCTGGTTTTGGAGCTATTGTAGTAGCTGTAGTTATGAGTACATTACATTTATAATGCTAACTATATTACAACATATAATTCCAATAGCGTTAGGTTTTTTTGCTAAACTTCTAGCAATTAAATCTCAACAAGCTCATGACCAACAAGCTTTAATGTTAAAGGCTTTAGCTGCTAAGTCTGTTGAAATAGACAAAGCTCGTGAACAATCTAATAACGAGTCTAACTTTGCAGCATGGAATCGTAGAATACTTATATTAGTTATACTATCACTTGTTGCTATATACCCTATTGCGGGAATACTAGGTGTTAAAACTACGATACCAGTTAATATTGAACCTTTTAATTTTCTTTGGTTTGAATTTGGTGGTGGTACTGTTATGAAAACTGTTGATGGATTATATAAGTTTGAAGAAATCTTTCAATGGGCAACAATGATTATAGAGTTTTATTTTGGTGGACAATTAGCAAAGGGTAGATAATGCCATATCAAAAGAATGGTAAAAGAGATTATAAACGTGAACTTAACTGGGAAAAGAAAAAGAAACCTAGTCGAGTAAAAGATAGAGCATCACGTAATGCTGCTCGTAAAAAGACAGGAGTAAAAAAAGGAGATCCTAGACATGTGGACCATAAAGATGGTAATCCACAAAACAATAGTAAAAAGAACTTACGTAAAGTATCAGCTAAAACTAACTTAAGGAAACGATAATATGCCAAAAGTCGGAACAAAGCATTATTCATATACTAAAAAAGGTATGGAAGCTGCTAAGAAAGAAGCTAAACGTACTGGTAAAAAAATGACTAAAGTTAAAGGAAAGAAAAAGTATGCCTAATAAACCAGACTCTAGACTTAAACGTGCAGGGGTATCAGGTTATAATAAACCTAAACGTACTCCTAGTCATCCAAAAAAATCACATATTGTAGTAGCTAAATCTGGAGATCAAATTAAAACTATACGTTTTGGTGAACAAGGAGCTAGTGTAGCAGGTAAACCTAAAGCTGGTGAGTCGGCTAGAATGAAAGCTAAACGTAAATCATTTAAAGCTAGACATGCTAAAAATATAGCTAAAGGTAAAATGAGTGCAGCCTATTGGGCAAATAAGGTTAAGTGGTAGTGGCTTACACTAAAGCTAGTCTTAGAGAAAGACTTAAAAATAAAATAATGGCAAGCTCTAAAGGTGGAAATCCTGGACAATGGTCTGCTCGTAAAGCACAATTACTTGCTAATGAATATAAAAAAGCAGGTGGTGGTTATTCTGGAAGTAAAACAACTAAACAAAAGTCATTAAGTAAATGGACTAAACAAAAGTGGACTACAAGTGATGGTAAACCTAGTGAAGGAAAAAAACGTTACTTACCTAAAAAAGCATGGTCTGCTTTATCTAGTTCTGAAAAAAAAGCTACTAATGCTGCTAAAGCAAAAGGAAATAAACAAGGCAAACAGTTTGTAGCTCAACCTAAAAAAGTAGCTAAAAAAGTAAAAAAGTATAGAACATGATTAAAAAGTCTTTTGGTAAAGTATTAACAGGAACACTTCAAGATGTATATGAAGTACCTACAACAAAAAATACTCAATGGGTATTGTTATATATTACTAATACATCAGGGTCTAATGGGACAGTAGATGTTAATTTTTATGATGCTTCTGAAACTGCAACATTACCTGTACTATCTGGGTATACTATATCTGCTAAACAATTTTTCCAGATAGGTGAAGACTATAATTCATTTATTAAAATGGAAGCAGGGGATAAAATAACAGCTTCTTCTACACAAACAATGACATTGTTAATGTCTGTAATTGAAGAAGACATTACAGTACAAGGTGGATGATTCTCCTTGTACAGGTGTCTGCCGTATAGTAGACACAACAGGGGGAGAGCCTAGATGTATTAGTTGCTATCGTACTTATGAAGACTTAGATCAATGGTTGGTTATGTCTAGAGAAGAAAGAGTACGAAGAATTCAACAATTACAGCTAGAACGCTTGACAAATTAATAAAAATGTGCTATAATGTTAATATAATTAATAGGAATTAAAATGACTTATTTAGAAATAGTTAATAAAGTTTTAGTTAGACTAAGAGAAAACGAAGTTTCTTCTCTTACTGAAACGTCTTATTCTAAACTTGTAGCTGATTTAGTTAATGTAGTTAAACGAGAAGTAGAGAACGCTTGGAACTGGGATTGTTTAAGAGAAACTCTTACTGTAACTACAGCTAATGATTTATTTAACTATGTGCTAACTGACTCTGGAACTACGTCTAGAGTATTAAATGTTTACAATGATACAGACGATATTCAAATGCACTATCGTCCTAGTAACTGGTTTGACCAACAAATGAGAATGGTTGACACAGTTCAAAAAGATGCCCCAATGTTTTACAATTGGAATGGTACAAGTAATGGTGATTTACAAGTAGACCTTTACCCTATTCCTGATGGTGTTTACAATATTAGGTTTAATATTATAAAACAACAGGATGATTTGTCTGCACCTACAGATGTTTTATTATTAAATCCACATCTTGTTATTGAAGGTGTTGTTTCTAGAGCAATTAGTGAACGTGGAGATGATGGTGGGTTTATTGACCAAGAGATGCGATATAAAAATATGTTAGCTGATTTTATTGCTATTGAAGCAGGACGTATGCCTGATGAAGTTACTTGGTATCCTGAGTAATGGCAGGAGTTTTAAAAACTACTAGTATTTCTGCACCAGGTTTTCTTGGATTAAACACTCAAGACTCAGGAGTTAACTTAGAAAGTGGGTATGCTACAGTAGCTAATAACTGTGTTATTGACAAGTTTGGTAGACTTGGAGCTAGGAAAGGTTGGAACTTACAAACTACTTCAACTTCTTTAAGTACTGATGCTTATATAGAATCTATTTTTGAGTTTAAAGATGTTGATAGTACTGTTACTTTTTTATCAGGTGGTGATGGTAAATTATTTAAAGGAACAACTACTCAAACTCAAGTACAAGTTTATTTAACTGATGAAACAACTCCAGTCGTTACGTCTTTTACAGGAAATCGTTGGCAGTTTCAAAGTTTATTAGAAGGTACTGGAGAGACAGCTAGGTCTTATGCTATAGCAACTCAAAAAAATAACACAGCTTTAGTTTATAGAAGATCAGGACCAAGCTATACAGGACCATATATTTTCCAACGAATTGGAACAGACTATGGTAATAAACCAACAGGAGTAACATCATTTGATCCTGATTGTTGTTTAAGTGCTTTTGGTAGAATTTGGGTAGCTGGTTTAAATAGTAATCCTTCTACAATTTATTTTAGTAAGATGAATGAACCTGCTAACTTTAGTGATTCAGGTTCTGGTGTACTAGATATTAGTACTGTTGTTGGGGGCAATGATTCTATTGTTGCTTTAGCACAACATAATAACTATTTAATTATCTTTTGTACACATCATATTGTTATGTATTCAGGAGCTATTTCTCCTGCATCAATGCAATTAGCAGATGTTATTAACGGCATTGGGTGTATAGCTAGGGACTCTGTACAAGCAACTGGTACTGATTTAATCTTTTTATCTCGTAGTGGTGTTAGAAGTTTAAATAGAACTATACAAGAAAAATCTTTACCTATGAGAGAATTGTCTCTTAATATTAAAGATGATTTATCTGGATATTTATCAGTAGAAACACTTAATAACATTAGAAGTGTTTATTATGAAAATGATGCGTTTTATTTAATAACATTTCCAGGTTCTCGTATTATGATTTATTTTGATATGAGGTCGGCTTTACCTAATGGAGCAGCTAGGGCTTCAATATGGAGAACAACTTCTGGAACATTATTTAATGCTTTTTGCAATACAGAAGATAGAAAACTATTGTTAGGTGTACCTAATGGTATAGCAGAATACTCAGGTTATTTAGATAATACAGCTACTTATGACTTTGAGTATTTAACAGCTGCTTCTGATATACAAGCACCTACTACTAATAAAATGTTAAAGACTGCTGAACTTACAGTTATAGGTACAGGAAATCAAGACTTTACATTTCAATGGGGTTATGATTATACACTTAATCTTAATTCACAAATTATTAATAGAGATTTTGGTACAACTACTTTATCTAGATACAATATGACATATAAATATAATATAGATAAGTATAATACTGTAGGATTAGGTGTTCAAGATTTAAGAGTACCTTTAACAGGATCAGGAAAAGTTTTACAATTTGGAGTTAAATCCACAATTAATAACGAAGCATTAAGTGTTCAGAAAATAGATGTATATCTTAAAACAGGGAAAACAATATAATGACAGCATATACTAAAGCCACTAACTTTTTAGCAAAGGATTCTTTACCAGATACAGATGCTGGAAAGATTATTAAAGGTTCAGAGTTTGATACTGAATTTAATAACTTACAAACAGCTGTAAATAGTAAAGCTAACAGTTTATCTGCTGCATTATCAGGTACTCCTACAGCTCCTACCGCAACAGCAGGTACAAATACAACACAAATAGCTACAACTGCTTTTGTAACTACAGCAGTAAACAATGGTTTTCCATCAGGTGGTATTATTATTTGGTCAGGTTCTTCAGGCGCAATTCCTAGTGGATGGTTATTATGTGATGGTAGTAATAGTACTCCAGATTTAAGAAATAGGTTTGTTGTAGGTGCTACTGATACTTATAATGTAGGAGATACTGGTGGTAGTGCAGATGCTGTAGCAGTAAACCATACTCATACTGCTAGTGTAACAGATCCAGGACACCAACATGGCTGGAGTTATAGTAATAGATTATTATATGATGCAGGAGGAGGAAACCCCAACACTCTTCCTGGTGGAGCTGTTAATCAAACAACAGCTTCTGCAACAACAGGAATAAGTGTAACAGTAAACCCATTGACTGGTGAAGATGGTACTAATAAAAACTTACCCCCATACTATGCACTTTGTTACATTATGAAAGCTTAATGCAAGATAAAGATATACAACGATTTTTAGAAAAGTCTAGAAGTGAATATGTAGATACAACCAACTTAATAGAAAATGAACATGGGTTTATGAGTTGGAAAATAGATGGAGATAAGTTTGTTTGTATTAATGTCTATGGTGATGGAGAGTATTGGGATAAGTATATGAACAAATTTGCTAAACAGTTAGGATGTAAAACAATTTTAGGTGGTACTTCACGTAAGAGTTATAAAGCATTTGTAAAGAAATATAATTTTAAACTAGTAGGCTATATATTTGAAAAAGAGGTAATCTAATGGGATCACTAATAGGAAGTATAACAGGAACAACTAAGGCAGCTAAAAGGGCAGCAGAAGA